GAATCGGCGTCACCACGGCGGGCGTGGCTGAGACCTTCGCCCGGCGCACGCCCTCGAGCGCATATCGTAACGCATCAATGCAGTGATTGTCGCGGTCGGCGAGAGCAGGTAAGACCATGCCTGTCAACGGGTCCGTCTTGTAGCTGTAGAGCGACAGTTCGTCGATCAGATGCTGGCAGCGCGGATGCACGACGATATCAAAGCTCTTCAGCCACTCGATGCCTTCCTCGACCGACTTCGGCCCCTTCACCGCGGGCAGTATCTTCGGGAAGCCGTGCCGCCGCATGTGGCTGATGGTCTCTGGGCGCGCCGAGTCCGCGATGATCGGCCAGCGCTCGGCGTCCGGCACCGTCATAAACAGATCGGGCGTCGACGTGATCTCGCAGCCGACCATATATGCCTCGTAGTCGACGTACAACGTCCTCCCAGCGATGTAGCAGCGGACCAGCACCGTAGGGTCGACTGCGAAGCCCCAGTCCGCCCCAAGCCGGTGTATGGCGTCTGGCGGGGCCTCGAACTCCTCGATGCGCCAGTTGCGGAACACGCGCGCCTCGCTGTTGGTCAGATACGACCCCATCCAGACGTGGCTGTACTTCTCGGGGTCGCGGGAGCGGTCGTATTCCATCTCGGCCTTCAGCTCATCCGGGAACCACGGGTTATCCGTGTAGTTCACCTCTCGGATGATCGATTCGGGCGGAGGAACTTCGCCGCGGAGCAGCGCGTCGACCGGATCGCTCGCCTGGTTCGGGTTCCAGGTAAACCAAAGCTCGGACCCGCCCTTTCGCATCGTCGGTCGCAAGAGGTCGAGACTGCGCTGGCTTAGGCTCTGCGCCTCCTCAACCCACGCGCAATCGTAGCCTTCAAGCGACTTGATGCTGTCCGCCGTGTGGTTCTGCATACCCTGGAAAATAATCAAGCCGTCACCGTGCTTCGACTTGATGACCGACTCCTGCACCTCGAAATACGCGCCTGCGCCCATCTGCTCGATCTTGAGCTCTAGCAGGCGCTTGACCGACTGCGCCAGGCTCTTCTGCACCTCGCGCACGCAAACCGTGCGCCGCCGCTGGTCCATCAGATGCGCCTCAATGACCATTTCGGCGAAGAAGTGCGACTTTCCCGAGCCTCGTCCGCCATGCGCGCCCTTGTAGCGTGAGGGTTGCAGGAACGGGAGGCCCCATTCCGGGGTTTGGATCTGGAGGGTGCTCAACGCTTAATCACGCGCTCGATCTTTCGGATCTCAATCGGCGCGCCATCAACGCCCGTGTGCTCGTGGTGCTGAACCTCTTTCCACCGCATCTGCGTCTTGCTCCACCAGATCGCCGCCGCCGTATCGCCGGACATGACCTTCTGGAACAGCGTCTTTCCAACCTGCCCGTTTGCCTTTGCCTTGCCGGACATCAGCTCTTGGGCGAAGTGCTTGCGCAGCGTGTCGGCGTCGATACCGTCGCGGACCAGCACCGCGATCTGCTCGAAAGGCAAGCCGTAACCTGAAAGCGCCTCGACCTGCTTTCGCTCAGCGTCAGTCGGCTTAAACGGCGGCTGACCTGCGCCTGGACGCGCTCCGCCGTGCCCGTTTGTCTTTTTTACATCCGAAGTTTCAAGTGTAGGCTTCTTTGTTGCCATTGCTAACCTCCGCGAAAGGTTGTCCAGTTTCTGCGTGTGTTGCCTTCTTGCCTGTGAAGTCCTGCCACCGATTCACGATAACATCGACATAGGATGCAGATAACTCCATGAGAAAGGCTCGCTTCTTTAACTTCTCGCAGGAAATCAAAGTTGTCCCGGTTCCGCCAAAAGGATCGAAAATTGATTTCGATAGATTGCTCAGGTCACCGATAGCCCAATCTGCCAGGTGAATTGGCATCGTCGCACCATGAATGCTGGCGTATTCATTGGATCTTTGAGGAGGTGCCGCATAGACACTTTGCATGGTGCCTTGCCAAGATGCGAATGGCACTGCCCTAGACGCTCCGATCTCTCCAAAAATCAAGACCCACTCGAACCGAGAAGCCATTACTCCTTTTGAAATCTGTGGTGCAGCGTGTCCTTTGTCCCAAGTTGCAACATCCACAAGCCTGTCGATTCTTTCATTGATCCAGGAAAACAGTTCCCGCTTGTTTCCAGCCAAAGGTTGCACGTTGACAATCCAAGAATTCACGAAAGAACTTGATGCAGACCACCATCCATTCATGAGATCCGGCCATGAGTCTGCATCATCGGTGTGCGTGTCATAAGCCCCACCTCTTTTGGAGATCTCTTTGTTTCCTGAAAGAGCCGCGCTTTTTCCTAAAGCATAAGGTGGGCTGGTGAAGCATAGATCCGCCTTATGCCCTGCCATCAGCTTCTCGACCGCATCGACGCTGGTCGAGTCGCCGCACATTACCCTGTGCTTGCCCAGAATCCAAACATCGCCAAGCACGGTGACTGGATTCACTGGCACTTCTGGCACATCATCCTCGTCAGTTTGACCAGGCTCGATTTGCTCAGGCGTCAGCGCCGCGATCTCCTCCGCGCTGAACCCGGTTAGCTCAACGTCAAACCCGAGCCCTTCAAGCTCGCCGAACTCAAGCGCCAGGAGCGACTCATCCCATCCTGCGTTCAGCGCCAGCTTATTGTCCGCGATGACGTAGGCACGCTTCTGGGCGTCGGTCCATCCTGCCGCGACGATGACGGGCACCTCCGCCATGCCGAGTTTACGCGCCGCCATCAGGCGGCCATGCCCTGCGATGACCTGCTCGGCCTCGTCAATCAGGATAGGCGTCGTCCATCCCCATTCTTTGATGCTGGCGGCAATCTGCGCCACCTGGGCGTCGCTATGCGTGCGACTGTTGCGCGCATACGGGATCAGCTTCTCGACCGCCCGCCGCTCGATCTTTTCAGGGTGACGCGTCACCGACCACCTCAATCAATTTATCAAGATAATGGCGCGCCTTGTGTAGATCCTGCACGCCGCCCTTGTCCTTCCATCTGGTCACATATTTTACAACATTTCCTTCAAAAAAGCCGAGCTCGTTCGCCGCGATGAAGTCCCACGGCTGGACGGTCTTGCCCTTGTAGTGATCCCCACCGACCTGGCGGGAGTTGGGGTCGTTGCTCATTATATACTCCGCCATCAGAAATTGTTTTCGAGATTAATGCGGACGAACTTATAAAGATCCGGCCGCTTTGATTTCATTATTGTCGCGTCCTTGTTCCGCGACCGCAGCCTTTGCCCGAACCTGTCCCACCACAACCAATAGTTCGCCTTATTCTCAACGGGAGTATTAGCGAATACCTTCACCGACAAATACCGCCCGGTCGGATCGGTGTTTCTAGTGTAGACGCTCCACTCCGAGCCGTACATCTCGCGCAGCTCGAACGCCTCCTCAAATCCTTCGGGAACATTCCCAGAAAACATCCTCACTTTCTTCCTTCTCCTCCTGCGTAACTTTGTCGCCGCTGCGGTAACAAGTAACAGTAACACACCCCATTTTCATATATGGGGGTGTGATTACGTGTTACCTGTTACCACCGCCTAGCCCCCAACACATTTACCGTAAATTTATATGCTGTTACCACGTGTTACCGCTCCCCGCTTATTCATCAATTGATAGAACCATCTGAGCGGCCGTACCGGGGTCCACGACGAGCCATCCACCGGGATGAGACGTGATAATTTCCGCCGCCAGAAGGTTATATATGATGCGTCCGCTGGCGCTCTCCTTGGCGTAGACTTTGGCAGTCGATTCCTTCGTTCCCTCATGGTTGATTAAATACGAAATAATATCTTCCTTTGAAACAAATGGTTTTCCCTCGATTATCTCTCGATTACCTCGACGCCACGCATTACCCAGCCGCCGAATATCTCCCGCCGCCTGGGTCTCCTTCTTTTTTGGTTGTTGCTCCTCCGCTTCCGCCTCGGCGAACACCGCGCCCTTGATCTCCTCGCCGTCCTCATCGAACCAGCCGAGCGCCACGGTCTGCATCTTTCCGTGCAACGGCTGCGGCATTTCCGCGTCTTTCATCTTGGTGCAGGAGATCTCGATAGTGCCGGTCTCCTGCCGTTGAACGAGGATTGATGAGTCCACGGAGGCCTTCCAGGCGGAGCTGCCGCGAGCGCGTCCTTTGGCATCGACGCTGTTGCCGACGTGGTGGACGATGGCAACGCCTGCTTTGAACACGCTGGAGACGATGCCAAGCTGGCTCAAAAAGCGCCGGGCGTCCTTGCTCGAGTTCTCGTCGTTCTCCATGTGCGCGTTGAGGGTGTCGACGATGATGTAAGCCACCTGGTCGTCGTCTGCCACGATATCCCGCACGGCACGGATGATCTGCGACGAGGCGTCGTGCGCGTCGATATCAATGGCCTTGTTGGTGATGAGAAGATCGTCGATGCGATCGACGCCGTGGTGGCGACACCAGGACGCGATGCGCTGGCGCAGGCCGTAGTGCCCTTCGCCGGCGAGATAGACAACGATGCCGGCTTTCGTCTTGAGCCCGCGCCACGGCTTGCCGGTGGCGATATGGCAGGCAACGTCGATCATCAGCATCGTCTTTCCGCCGCCAGACTCGCCGAACACCATCGACAGGGCGTTGTCGGGTATCCAGCCTTTCACCACCCACGGCAACGGCGAGGGTTGACCGAGATAGGATGTCGCCCGCGTCAGATAGTAGTCGGCGCTTTTCGCCCGCTCTTTCGCCAGTATCGCCTCGACCGCCTCCGACCCTATCGCCACGCTCGCCGCCACGTCCGCCTCGGGCTCGTAGCGAGCGACGGAGCGAGCAATCTGGCTGACCTCGCTGGTGGGAAGCGGGATCTCGCAGCGCGTCTCGTTGATGACGGTCAGGGCCGCCAGGATCTCCGCCTCGGCCATGCCGAAGCTGCGCATGGCGCCGCCCAGCGCGGTGAGGCCGCTGTTACGGTTTCCCTGAATGAGATTGCCGTTAGCCGCAGGCACGACGCTCTTGCGCTGCGCCTGCATGGCATTGAGCCATCGGTTCTTGAGCGTCGCAGGCGCAACGCCGTCGAACGGGTCGGACGACGCTTCCCACTCGTAGGTGTTGCCGTTGATCTCGGACGGGAAGGCTAGGAAATAGCGCCCGTCGCTCAGAAGATCGACGCCCTGCTCGAGCTTGCAGGATCGAACGCCGTCGACGTAGGCGAAAAGCCAGTGCTGTCCACCGCCCGCGGTGAGCTGGCAAGGCCCGTCGTCGTCATGGTCTCCGTTGGCGTCTAGCCAGTCTCGCCAGCCGTCATTGCCGCCGTTTCGAGGGTCGATATCGCAGACGATGAGGCCGGAAACGGCGCCCGCTGCGATGCCGACGTTGTAGTCGGGGTTTTCCTGCCACCAGCGGCGTATCTGCTCGGGGTCGGTTGTCGCATCGTTGACGCCATGCCGGGTTGCCGGCGTCTTGGCGTTGGGAAGCACGGGCAGAACATGCCAGCCCCACGAGGCGTATGCGAGCGCGGCGTCAGCCTTCGTTGTCATTCGTCTCTGCCCGCAGCTCTCTTCGTGTTTTCACCTCAAGCTCATACTGCCGCGCCATCGGCGGGTATTTGCCCCATCGACTGATGACGTGCGGCCAGATGTCGAGCGCCTGGGCCAGCGCCTTCTTGGTTCCGTAGAACTTGATTGCCTCGTCTGTTGTCATCCCTGATTTACCTTTTGTTGAAGCATTTAGGTGTTGACACCATAAGCGAGAGCCTCTAGTATTTCAACCATGCGCGAACGGATTCGCCGACGGCGCAGGAAGGAGACACAAAATGACCATCATCAACGCAGCAACCTTCGAAATCGCCGAAATCGACGCGCATGGCATTGAACGAGGCACCGTCGAAGTAACGCTCGGAGCAACGACCCGCCGCGTACGTGCGTCGCGGTTCGAAAACTGCCTGACTGCCGGCGAGATGCACGGACGCTATCGGTCAAGCGCTAAGCTCTGGCCGGCGACGGTTTGGCAGCAAGTGATCGACGGCGAAATTTGCGAGTTCGGAAATTTTGGCCGCGACGACCGAAGCGGTCGGTTCAACAAGCTGAACTGCATTTTCTTCGTCTGAATCCAAAACGGGGGCTTCGGCCCCCACTACCAAAGGGGAAACAATGGCCATCCAATTAAAACGCTCCTCCGCCATCGGGCGCTCGGGAGTCAAACTCCTGGTCTACGGCGCTGCTGGCGCGGGAAAAACTTCTCTGATCCCGACGCTGCCGAAACCGATCGTTCTGTCTGCCGAAGGCGGCCTGCTCTCGATCGCCGACGCGGACGTACCGTTCATTGAGATCAAGACCATCGAGGCGCTGCACGAAGCCTACGCTTGGCTCGTCGGCTCCGCTGAGGCGATGGAGTTTGAATCGGTGGCGCTCGACAGCATCAGCGAAATCGCCGAGGTCGTGCTGAACGCCGAGAAGAAAGCAACGAAAGACCCGCGCCAGGCGTACGGCGCCATGCAGGAGCAGATGGCCGATCTCATCCGCGCCTTCCGCGATCTGCCGGGTCGTCACGTCTACATGAGCGCCAAGCTCGACAAAAGCCAAGACGAGATGGGGAAGATGCTCTACGCCCCGTCGATGCCAGGGAACAAGACGGGTCAGCAGTTGCCGTACTTCTTCGACGAGGTCTTGGCCCTGCGCGTCGAGCGTGATGCCGACGGCAACGCCTACCGCGCGTTGCTCTGCGATGGCGACGGATCGTGGCTGGCGAAGGATCGGTCTGGAAAACTCGACCAGTTCGAGCCGCCCGACCTCGGCGAGATCATCAAGAAGATCATGGGAGGCGCGTAATGGCGATGTTCGATAACTACAACGCCGACGACCTCGCGGCCGACTGGCTCGAGGCAAAGCAGACCGAGCGCGCGGCGGTGGAGCATCGGCGCGACATCGAGGACGAGCTTATCCGCCGCCTTGAGATCGCATCGGACCTCGACGGCACGGAGCGTCGAGAGCTTGAGCGCCACGCTCTCAAGATCGTCGGACGCATCGACCGCAAAGTCGACGCCGAGATGGCGCAGGAGCTGGCGGCGGAGCACGGGATCGGGGAGTACCTCTCAACCCTGTTCCGCTGGAAGCCCGAGATCATCCTGCGCGCCTGGGGCGCAGCACCGGAGAACGTGACCAACGCGCTTGCACGCGCAATTACCGCGAAGCCGGGACGCCCGAGCTTCAGTATTGAGGAGAAGTGAAATGGCAAGACTAGACATCGGATTTACCGCAGACGAACTTCCGGAAAGCCGCGGTGATTATGAACCGCTGCCCGAGGGTTGGTACTCAGCCGACATCGGCGACGCTGAAATCCGCGTGACGAAGGACGGCACCGGGCAATACATTCGCTGCCGCTACAACATCACGGGACCTACGAAGGCGGGTCGCGTCGTGTTCGGCAACCTCAACATCATGAACAAGTCGCAGAAAGCGGAGGAGATCGGCCGCCAGCAGCTCGGCGAGCTGATGCGCTCGGTCGGCATCGGACGCATCGAGGATACAGACCAACTCATCGGCTGCCCGCTCCAGATCAAGCTGTCTATACGCCCTGCTGAGAACGGCTACGCCGCGCAGAACGAGGTCCGCGGGTTCCGTGCGCCATCGGGCTCCGCGCCTGTTACGGCGGCTCCTGCGGCGTCCTCAGCCAAAGCCGCGCCGCCCTGGGCGA